TAAGTTTCGTATATTAACGTGTTAAAAATAAAAGTATAGATGAGTAAAAACGTAGTAATGATTGGAGCAGGTGTAGCAAATGTAAATGCTGCTACTAAGCTAGTTGATAATGGATTTAAAGGTAAAATCACTATTATTGATATGGGGAAAGATCCATATTTAAGACCCTATGAAGAGGTAATGACAGGTTTTCTAGGAGCAGGAGGTTGGTCTGATGGTAAATTAACTTATCATACTTCAATTGGTGGTCAATTATCTAAATATTGTGGTGAAGAAAAAGCAATGGAGTTATTTGACCAGGTGATAGATAATTTTAAACGATTCCACCCTAAACCAGAAGAAGTACAATGTTCAAATCCAGTTGCAGAACCAGATTTTATTAAACCATATTTTGGATTAAGATTATTCCCAGTGTGGCACGTTGGTACTGATTATCTACATGAGATAGGTAAAAATTGGTATGATTTTTTAGTTAATGGTGGTGTTGAATTTATCTGGGAAACTAAAGTTACAGATATCGATTTTGATACTCAAGAATTATACTGTGATTGGAATACTCCAAAAGAAACAGTAAAATATGATAAACTTATATTTGGTGTAGGTAAATCAGGTATTGATTTTGGTAAATTATTAGCAGAACAGTATGAATTACCTACTGAACCAAAACCAGTTCAAATAGGTGTTCGATTTGAAGCACCACAAAAACATTTTCAAAAATTAATTGATATAAGTTATGATTTTAAATTATATAGAAAATTTGAGGAAGCAGGAGTATCACTTCGTTCCTTTTGTACTAATAACAATGCAGCTTATGTGGCTGTAGAAGAAACATATGGTAATCATTCATATAATGGACATGCTAAAAAAGATGAGAAATTTAGAAACGATATGACTAATTTTGGTATATTAATGGAAGTTAGAGGTATTGAAAAACCATTTGAATGGTCAAGAGATGTAGTAAATAAACTACAAAAAGATGGTACTGGATTATATTATAGTCCAACTAGAGAACCATCAACAACATCAGAAGGTGTAAATGTATCAGCAATTAAAGTAGATACAATGCATGAAATAACTAAAGCGATGCAACCATATTTTTGGTATGTACTAGATTTTATAGAAGATATGAAAAAGGTATTCCCAACACTTAAAGATGATTGGGGTATTTATGTACCTGAAGTAAAATATCTATCACCTGAGCCGCTTGTCGATTATACCAATTTAGCACTTACTAAGTATCCTAATGTACACTTTGTAGGTGATGCTTTATCAGCTAGAGGTATAACGGTAAGTGGTGCACAAGGAACATATGTTGCTGAATCACTTTTGGAGAATTAAAATATATTTCGTATATTTAAAATAAACAAAAATTATGAAAAAATCAGAAAAGACACCATTTCCTCAAAGTAAAAGATTAAAAAAATTAGATGGCACTATTGCCTATGTATGGGATAACAAACTTCATAATTGGGAAGGACATGCCCTAATTCCTGAAGGTAAAGAAAAATTAGGTGAATATCATTTATATGGTATCAAACACACCAAAGAAGAATGGAATGAAGCGAGACAACAAAGAGAAGGATTACCTTATTATAAAAATCAATCAATGAAAGCACACCTTTCAGATTATAGAAACTAAGATATGAAAATAGGTTTATGTGGTACAATGAGTGTAGGTAAAACTACATTAGTAAATGCTTTAAAAGAAACAAAGCAATTTAAAGATTATATGTTTAGAACAGAGCGTTCTAAATATTTGATGGAGCAAGGTATTCCACTCAATACAGATTCAACATTAAAAGGTCAAACTATATTTCTAGCTGAACGTTGTGCTGAATTAATCCAAACAGATATTATTACAGATAGAACAGTTCTTGATGTGATGGCATTTACTTTAAATGCAAAATCAATACCTCACCAGGATAAAGAAGCATTTGAAACATATGCTAGTGAATTTGTTAGAGAATATGATTATATTTTTTACATATCTCCTTATGGGATAGACATTGAAGATAATGGAGTACGTGAAACAGATGAACATTATAGAGATTTAATTGATTTTACTATTACCACACTTATTAAAAGACACGGTCATAAAGCAGGTAAAATAGAAAAGATATCTGGATCTACAGAGGAACGTATTCAACAAATATTAAATATTACAGACCTTTAACATATTTATAATAAAACCTTATTATAATGAAAAAATCTGAATTAAAAAATTATATCAGAGAAAATATTATCTCTACATTATCTGAAGATACTGAGGCAGAAATTGAAAAAACTAAAGAATTAACCTCAGCAATCAAAGATCTTGAAGCTGCTAAAAAAGAAGCGGGTATAGAAGAAGATGCAACACCAAAAGGTGAAGACTTTTTTTATGATTATTTAGATATTGGCATGTCTTATTTAGAAGGATTTGGTAAAAAACATTCTTTAGATGATAGTCAGTTAGAAAAACTAGGTAAAAAAATAGTAGACCAATTATATAAAGGTGATGTTGGTAAAGCATATGATGCCATTGTTAAAAGAGGTGTAATGAAAGAAGATAAAGGTGGGAATTTTGCTGAATTAAAAAAACACCAAAAAATGCTTAGGGATGCTTCTTTATTTTATATAAATAAGGCAGAAAATTTAGGTATTGAAAATGTTAATAATTTAATACAAGCATTTAATAAAGGAGTAAATGGTTTAGAAGATGCTATTTTTAAAGCTGACTATAAAAGAACAGATGGTAAAATAGACGAAAATGAAGATAAAGAACCATCTAAATCTGATATTAAAAAAACAAAAGGTTTAGCTAAAGCAAAAGAAGAATTAGCTTTATTAACTCGTGAAATGAAGTCCTTAGCTAAAAAATATTCTAAAGCTGAAGGTGAAGAAAAAGAAAAATTAGTTAAAACTTTAAAAAAGAAAACTAAATTAAAAAAAGAACTAGAAAGTATTCTAGATAAAAAGAAAATATAATGTCATCTAAGGAAAGGTTTTTATATATTGCTATAGTATTTTTTGGAGCTTACTATTTAATTAGTATGTACTCTTCAAATGAAGAAGAATATATAAATGAATATAACAGTAAAATAGAAGCATTAGAAGATAAAATTAATTCCTTACATAGTATAAATGAGGAATTAACATTAGAAATTGATACATTAAATGGTCAAATAACTAAATTAGACCAAGAAATTAGTAAACAAGATAGTAAAATAGTTACATTAAAAAGACAAACAAATGAGAAAGTTAATAATGTTGATTCTTTTGGGGATGATGAGCTTGAACAGTTTTTCACAGAACGTTATAGACAGTACCTCGATTCAATTAAAAAAACCAATAGCCAGATTAGTAATTAAAGATTTAATAACTGGAGATAGTTTTAAAAAAGAATTAAGTTTAATAACAACAAAATACTCTTTATTAGAAAATAAAGTTATATTAAAAGATAGTGTTATAAATAATCTTAATTTTCAAATTAATAATTTTAATTCTATTTTAGCTACTAAAAGTTCTCAAATAGAATTTACTGAAAGTTTAAATAAAAAACTTAAACTAGAATTAAAAAAGCAAAAACTAAAAACTAAACTTTTAGGAGGAGCAGGATTAATTACAATTGGTGGTGTAATTTTACTATTAAAATAACTTATGTCAGAGTTAAAAAAAGTAATACGTCAAGAGTATCTTAGATGTGCTAAAGACCCAGTACATTTTATGCGTAAGTATTGTTATATACAGCATCCTCAACGTGGACGTATACAATTTAATTTATACCCTTTTCAAGAAAAAGTATTAACGTTATTTCAAAATAATGATTATAGTGCTATATTAAAGTCTAGACAATTAGGAATATCAACATTAACTGCTGGTTACTCATTATGGTTAATGACATTCCATAAAGATCGAAATGTATTAGCACTAGCAACTACACAGGCAACAGCAAGAAATCTAGTAACAAAAGTTCAGTTTATGTGGGAAAATTTACCCTCGTGGCTTAAAGTAGATTCTGCAGAAAATAATAAATTATCTTTACGATTAAAAAATGGTTCAAAAATTCAAGCAAAATCATCTAATGCCGATGCCGCAAGATCAGAAGCAGTATCTTTATTAATTATTGATGAAGCTGCTTTTATTGATAATATTGCTGAAACATGGGCTTCTGCACAACAAACCTTAGCAACGGGTGGTGGGGCAATTGTATTATCAACCCCTTATGGTACAGGTAATTGGTTTCATCAAACTTGGGTTAAAGCTGAAAATGGAGAAAATGAATTTTTACCTATTAAATTACCTTGGTATGTACATCCAGAACGAGACCAATCATGGAGAGATTCTCAGGATTCCTTATTAGGTGATCCTAGATTAGCAGCTCAAGAATGTGATTGTGATTTTAGTACATCTGGTGATATAGTATTTTACAATGAATATTTAGAATATTATGAAAAAAGTTTTATTAAAGATCCATTAGAGCGCAGAGGAGCAGATCAAAATCTTTGGGTTTGGGAAAATGCTGATTATACTAGATCTTATATGGTTGTAGCTGATGTTGCTCGGGGGGATGGAAAAGATTTTTCTACATGCCATGTAATGGATGTTGAAACAAATGTACAAGTTGCTGAATATAAAGGACAAATAGGTACTAAAGAATTTGGACATTTATTAGTAGGTTTAGCTACTGAATATAATGAAGCATTATTAGTAATAGAAAATGCTAATATTGGTTGGGCAACTATACAAGTTGCTATTGATAGACAATACTCTAACCTTTATTATTCACAAAAGAGTGGAGAAGCAAATGCTAATTCGTATTTTGATAAATACCAAGACCATTCAAAAATGGTAGCTGGTTTTACTATGTCATCTAGAACTAGACCTATGGTAATAGGTAAATTTCAAGAATATATAGCAGATAAAAGTGTAACTATTCAATCAAAAAGATTAGTTGAAGAAATGAAAGTATTTGTTTGGAAAAATGGTAGAGCAGAAGCACAAACTGGTTATAATGATGATTTAGTAATAGCTTTTGGTACTGCTATGTATATTAGAGATACAGCATTAAAATTTAAACAAAGAGGATTGGATTTAACCAAATCCACATTAAATAACATGAAAGTAAATAGAACTCCATATCAGGGTAGTTATGGTTTCTCACAGGGTATAGATAATCCTTACCATATAAAAACTAAAGATGGTAAAGAAGATATTAGTTGGCTCCTGTAGTAATATTTATAATAATAATAATAAATTATGGCTGATAAAAGCGTATTTAACAGATTAAAAAGATTATTTTCAACAGATGTAGTAATCAGAAATGTTGGTGGAAACCAAATTAAGACTATTGACTCAGGTCATGTCCAATCCAGTGGTGAATATGAAACTAATGCATTAGTAGATAGATACAATAGAATATACTCTACTGCACCCTCTTCTTTATATGGAGCTCAATTTAACTTAAATTATCAATATTTAAGAACAATGATCTATTCAGAATATGATGTAATGGATCAAGATGCTATTATTGCTTCTGCCTTAGATATATTAGCTGATGAATCTACACTTAAAAATGATATGGGTGAAGTATTATCTATACGAAGTGCTAATGAAGATATTCAAAAAATATTATATAATCTATTTTATGATGTATTAAATATTGAATTTAATATGTGGATGTGGATACGTCAAATGTGCAAATATGGAGATTTTTTCTTAAAATTAGAAATTGCTGAAAAATTTGGTGTATACAATGTTATACCTTATACTGCTTATCATATGGAAAGACAAGAAGGATATGATGAAAAAAATCCAGCAGCCATTAGATATTTATATAATCCAGAAGGAATTAATGGAGGTGGTAGTGTAGGTTCTGGGTATTACACAGTAAACCAAAACCCAGATAATACCACAGGAATTGTGTTTGATAATTATGAAATGGCTCATTTCAGATTAGTAGGAGATGTTAATTATTTACCTTATGGTAGAGCATATATTGAACCTGCCAGAAAATTATATAAACAATATTCTTTAATGGAAGATGCAATGTTAATTCACAGAATTGCTCGCGCCCCAGAAAAAAGAGTATTTTATGTAAATGTTGGAGCTATTCCTCCTAATGAAATAGAAACTTTTATGCAAAAAACTATTTCAAGTATGAAACGTACTCCTATGATAGATGAAAAAACAGGAGAGTATAACTTGAAATATAACATGCAAAATATGTTAGAAGATTTTTATATACCTGTTCGTGGTAATGATAATACAACAAAAATAGATACCTCCCCGGGATTACAATATGATGGAATACAAGATGTAGAATATTTAAGAGGTAAATTATTTGCCGCTTTAAAAATTCCAAAAGCTTTTTTAGGATATGAAGAAGGTATAGAAGGAAAAGCAACTTTAGCTCAACAAGATATTAGATTTGCACGTACTATTGATAGAATCCAAAGAATTATATTATCTGAACTTAATAAAATTGCATTAGTTCACCTATATACCCAAGGATACACAGACGAATCTTTGACTAATTTTACTTTAAATATGACTACTCCTTCTATCATTTATGATCAAGAAAGAATTGAGTTAATGAAGTCAAAAGCAGAATTATCTGCTACTTTATTAGAACAAGGTTTAGTCCCATCTGATTGGATTTACGATAATATTTATCACTTTAGTGAAGACCAATATGATGAATATAGAGATCTAGTTAGAGAAGATGCTAAACGTAAATTTAGATTAGCACAAATCGAAGCTGAAGGAAATGACCCAGTTGAAACAGGAAAATCCTATGGTACACCTCATGATTTAGCTGCATTATATGGTAAAGGAAGAACAATGTCTGATCCTGGTAATGTACCTGATGGGTATAATGAAAAATCTGAATTAGGTCGCCCTATAGATTCTATTACTAAAAGAAATAAACAAAAAGATAATTTTGGTAAAGATAGATTAGGAGTAAAACGAATGAAAGATACCGATAAAAATGAAGGTAGCAACCCACTTTCAGAATTCGAAAGCCCTAAAGTAACTTTCTTAAAAAATAAAGATATTTTTAAATCTTTAAGTAAAAAAAAGTTAATTTTTGAAGAAGATAAAGATGATTCTAATTTATTAGATGAATCCCAATTGAAGGAACAATAATTTTTATATATTTATAATAAAATATTTTTTAATGAATATTAAACACTCAAAATACAAAAATACAGGAATTCTTTTTGAATTACTAGTACGCCAAATTACTGCTGATACTCTTAAAGGTAGTAATTCACCCGCTATAGATATATTAAAAGAATATTTTGTTAATACTTCTTTAGGAAAAGAATATAAACTGTATGAATCTATACTTAAATCTAAAGTAATAACTGAAGGTAGAGCTACATTAGTTATTGATACTTTATTAGAGGCATCTACTAAATTTAATAGAAAATCTTTAAAAAAACAAAAGTATAATTTAATTAATGAAATTAAAAAACATTATAATTTAGAATCCTTTTTTGGTTCTAAAATTACAAATTATAAAGAATTAGCTGCTTTATATACTTTAATAGAAAATATTAATTCTAAATCTATATCAAATCCAACACAGTTAGTTGATAATAAAATTACTTTATTAGAACATTTAACTAAAAAAGAAGTTACTCAAGATTCAAAACAAACAGTACTTGAAGAATTTTCTACATATGATAAAGATGTAAGAACCCTTACATATAAAGTATTATTGGAAAAATTTAATGATAAGTATGATAATTTAACCCCACAACAAAAACAAATTCTTAAAGAATATATTAATTCTGTAGATTCAACTCCTGATTTAAGAAATTTTTACAATTCTAAAATTATAGATTTAAAATCTATGCTAAAAGAATCAATTAAAAATATTAAAGATAAAGCTACTCAAGTTAAAATAGTTGAAGTATCTAAATTTTTAGTTGAATTGAAAAAAACAGATAAAGTTGGAGATGATAATTTAGTTGATTTGTTGCGTTACTATCAATTAATAAATGAAATACAAATAGCAAATGGCTCTCAAGTATAAACTTAAAGAAGCACCTTCTCCTAATTTAGCTAACCAAGTTGGAGCTAAAATTGGTGATGTATCTTATTCTAAAGATGGAGATACTAAATTTATAGTTAATTCTATAGATAAAGAAACAGGTCAAATAGGATGGAAAGTAATTGAACTCCCAGCATTTGATAAATTAAATGATGATGTAGATGAATTAGTTTCCACAGCTAAAGGAGTTTATACTAAAACCAAATCAGACGAAGAGTTTAGAAAAATATACGAAGAAGCTAGATTATTAAGAAATAAAATTAGAAAACATCTTCGTAATGAATACCCAGATGAGTACAAAAGA